ATTTACGATTATTATTGCTTCTGGTCTGGATTCTACAAGTTCCATTCCCATTTCAGCAATCAGCTTTGGATTTCCATGAAATTCATTGATTATTACAACTGTTTTTCCGGTCCTTTTGTGCTCCAACGTAAGTTTTGCCGCGACAATGGCCGTTTTAATTCTTCCAAACATAATTTAATCCTCCTTAAATCTCACTTCACTCATCCATACAATTAACAATATTAGCTTCCCTCACCAGATTATTCAGGGTGTCTCGTGTCTTTTCCAGCAGGACGGGCGGTACATCCCAAACCTTGATATTTATTGATTCTTCAGTCATCTTCTTGTCGATTGTAACAGTATAACTCATTTCCTCTTTTACCATATCAAATACTCTCCTCTAAATCTCATAGTCGTCTTCCAATACTTTGGCGCCTCTTTCACTGCCATTCCGTCTTTCGAGGGTATCCAGATATATGATTCAAACTCATCTTCTGTACACTGTGGTTTTTTCTGATCTCTCAACACAGGATCAGCTTCTACAAGCGCGCCCGACATAACAAATATGCGGGGTTTGCCATCCCCCGCGTCCCTCAATCTGGTTTGCACGGCCTGTATACCCAGAGATACTGCTTTCATCGCGGCCACAGTCGGGATTCCATATCGCTCAAGCGTTGCCCGGTCCTCTGCATCATGATCGGCAACGGTTGTTATGATATATTCCCCTTGAGATACTAAATTTATTTGCCGCGCGAAATCTTCAACCAGTCGCTTTGACATATAAATTTCCCTATACATATACAGCCGACCATCTGGATCCATTGCCCACCACTGGCATACAAAGGGATTTGTGTATCCGAAATCAATCGCCCGTATCCGGGGCCAGTCTGCGGGTATTGGGAATGGCGCTATAATATGCTTAGATCTATCAAACTCTTCATAGACCACTCCTTCAGCCGCCGCCCATTTGCCTTTACGGAGACGCAAATATCGGACCCCGGTTAAGTTGTCCAGCACTGCCATAGATCGTTTACCCTGCGCGGTGATCTTATGCGTATCTGGATCGAACAATACAGGATTGTCTTCATGCCGGGATTCAAGAAAGGTTAATCTTCCTGCAGCCGCTCGCGCGCGTATCCAGTGCATAGGAGTTCCGGGGTTACAGTCTGCCATCATCTGAGCATAGGGCATATTCCCCGCGCGGCCCGTGGTCCTAGTGGATATAATCTCCCAGTCGTTCAAAGACAATTCTTCTGCCTGATTCACATAAACTACATCCCATTCAGACGATAGGATCTTATCCGGAACATCCAATCCCCCTAAATAGATCCGGCTCCCGTTGGGATAGATATACCCTTCCGGGTGTTCACCTCCAAGCTTTCTGATAGGTGATTTCCCCTGATCAAATCTGTTCGTTTCCGGGTCCCACGCGCCTAAGACCTTCCTCTCAAATGTAAGAAGGACAGATGTTTTAAGACTTTTATATGATTTCCGCACAATAATTGCCTGAGAGCCAGGATATTTCCACATCAGGGCATCGAGTTTTTCAAGTGCCGTTCTGGTCTTGCCCGTTTCTGCAGGTCCACTGATAATTACTTCAGGATCCTTACAGCGCCACAAAGCCAATCCCCCGCCATAGGGATGGAATCCTTGCTTAGACTCCTCTGAAAGTTCTGCCACAGAATACGGACTCATAATTCGTCCATGCTCGCGCCTCGAAGTACCTTTACAGTGATCGGTCCTTCATCCGGCCCGGTAACCTCTTGGGTCTGCTTATCCCTCCAGTCTTTCGGGGAGAGGTTGATTAACGCCAATCTGAGGGCAGCCACCGACGGAGGATAGTATTTATCATCTGGTCCGGTGAACCCCTTCCCTGCTTTATATAGCGCGTTCTCAAGCTCATTTATCAACGGTTTCTTTCCCCGCTGTAGGGAGTTTAAAAAGTTAGGATATTTCTTTTTATAATTCTCAAATGTTGGTTTAGATACACCTAAATTCTTGGCCATCTGTTTTTCGGTAATCCCCTTCCTAGCCCATCCCAACACAAGGATAGGGAATGTCTCAGGATCATACTTACATTTTGCCATTATTTATTTAATCCTCCTCAATTAACATAATCCTTTCCATACAATCGATATGCCCCACGCAATAAACGATAATATCAATATTATTAGGATAGTCACGGGGAGGTATTCTGGATCTTCAGGGTCGCGATTCATTTCATCCATCTCCAAAGGGATACGTGATCCATGCTTTGCGGCGGGATATACTCATAATAATTATTTGTAGTGTAATCCCTTGACATACTTCATACCAGGTCGTCCCTGTATCATTTACTAACCATACAAGATCCGCGCCCGCCATCTGCAAGCGCTGGATATATTGAAACGATCGTTCGTTTTTCATATCACTCACCATTATAATACCGCCCTGATTACTACTATATTCAATGCGATTAATGAAATTATTATCGAATAGGTTAGCAGGTCTAACAAAAAGACAACTTTTGCATCTAAATCAGCCTTCATATCACTATCACCTCTCCTGTACCGATCTTAATCCATCTTGCAGACATCCCGACAATCGGGCATGCATATCCAAGAAATCTTCAGCCCTCATTGTTATTTTCCAGCCCCTATAAAACTCCTCTTTTTTTGCCTGTGCCCGCTCAGAGTTTTTACGATGCGCCACAATCGGTATAGTGCCCTTTCTCGCGTCACGTATGGATTGGGCCATTGCTTTATCAATGTTCAGCTTTTCGTCCCGTTTGACCTCCTGGTGGACCCCTGGAAGGTTAATACAATCTTCCCCATCAAGTCCATTGTATTGCTGGCCTCGTCGGACGTCCGGGAATCCCCGCTCCCTACAAAACTTAGCCCATTCTCGTTCGCCAGCCTTTCCTTTTTTGATACTATTTACCATACTCACCCCTCAAAGAACTCGCACTCTGATCTGAATCCCATACAGTTTTGTCGCTGATATCGGCATGGTTCCGGGTTCCCCTCTTCGCAAAGTTCCTGACAAGAGGCCTTCCGAACATTACGAATCACATCAAAATGCCTGCAATGCTTAACTCCAGTGATCATTTGGTATATTTTCCATTATCTTCTACAAAATTCTTGCAGTTTCTGACATCTTTAAAGCGGCACCGTTCATTTGTGTAATTACAGGTGCCTTCTCCATCTAAATCAGCATATTCACATCTAACCTCTATTTCAGTTTTCATAATTCCACCTCATACCGCTCACATTCCTGGCGACAGCCACAATTGTAGTACTGACATCGCCTGCACGACGTAATCTGCCCATCTTCGTTAATATAGAGGACTCCATCCTGCTTAAATGATTGTTTCAGGAGTCGCTCAATATATTCAGTTTTAGAGACCTCCCCTCTTCTTAACTCTAATTCTGCCAGGAGATTTATTTCTGGAAAAATTAGAATGCCTGTTTGTTCTTTCATATCAATCCGCCCTCGTTGATCGTAGATTCGGATTTTCTAGTTTGTATATGCGCTGGTTGTTTTTCAGAACCAGTGCTTCAAGTTGTAGGAACCTATCCCATGCTTCACTCAGCCGGGTTTCTAACTCCAAAACCTCATCTTTTTTCAGTATCATCTCATATTCAAGCAATGCAATTTTGATCCCCGCCCTATCACACTTGCGCTCTACTTTTTCAATCCTACAACATGCTTGCTCCAACTCAGTACTCAGGTTACGTTTCTGTGCGTATGCCAGATTGCCAGTAGATGGGTCTCCAGTCAACAGCGTTTCATCATCTTCTCTTAGATCGCGTGTTTTTATAAAATATTCTAACTCTCTGAGCCTTAACATTATATCATTTGAATAAGATAATAAGGACATATACTGAGAAGATATCCTATTCTTCTCCAGTTCATGGATTCTGCAAAGGGCTTTATCAAGCCTCTGGTCTAAGAACTGGACCTCTGCATATAAGTCGTCTTCCATCTCTATTTCCTCTTCTGTGCATTTTCCTTACGCTGTTCCTTTGCCTGAGCATACATTGCATCCTCAATTAGATTTCTGATATATGCTGATCGTGGAGTGCCGCCTCTGCATTCATCAATCTCTTCCACTACTCCGTCTTCCAGACTAATGGTTACCATCCTTTTCATAGTAGATTAATATGAGTCAATGGGTTAAATAGGTTACTACCATTTTAGAGAGTTAACTATGATTCATTGATATTAAGTTTATGTAGTTTTTGTAGGTTTCTGCAAACGTAATAATCGCAATTTTCCCGCCTATATAAAGGAGATATCCACAAAAGAAGGATAAAATGAGTTTATGAGGTTTCTGTAGTGTGACCCCCCACCCTCTTACATATTTTTATATATTCCATCATAAAATCTGTAAAACGGACACCCCCCTTACAATAACACAGAAACCTATTATAATAATATATACTTTCTTAATATATCTTTATATTACTCTGTTTTAAAGAAGAAAGAAGATTAATCCGTTTTTAGTTTCTGCATAGAATCCTTGCAGAAACCTACAGAAACCCACAGAAACCTAAAAATAAAAAAAACTATTTAGAGTGAAGGAAGATATTTTGTAAAAATTAGTGCGGTTGTTGGCCTCCCCCCTTTCTGTCCGGGGGTAACTGCAACCTCCTGAATATCATAATCCTGTTTCAAAACCGTGATCACACTGGCACGGACTTTGTCATCACTCCGGGTATAGAGGGTGCAGGTTCTTTTGATAATTGAGAATGTCGCCCCCTTTTCTTTTCCTATTTTTACTTGATGAATGACTTGTTTGCAGATTGCCTCGAAATCACTATTAGATACCCTTGTTCGGATCTTATCTACTGTTTGATAAGCATAATATCTCACATATTCTATAGCCCATTTCGCGTGCTCTTCCTTAACCGTAAATGAATTGCAAGATACAGCTACAATAAGTGCAACTCTCTGCGCGGTCTCCTTGGTCCGCCCTAATAATTCAGCCAGGTTATAAACATCAAGTGCATCCTGAAACCGGAGTAATTCCAGATCTAATTTTTCAAATAATTCCATTGCGGGTTCTTCAATCGGAATTATAACTGGATCTGGTGCCTGTTCGGGGCCTTCCAACTGATCCAGATTTCCAGTCCCAATATGTGCATTTGCGCATCTTTTAATCCATGATTTAATCTCAATACTAATTTCCTGTGGCCGATACCGTTTTGCAGGCCGCCGCCCTATCTCAGATTCCACAATAAGAAATCGTGGAACGCATCCAGATGCAATATATTCATTTGAAATCGCAGAATAAAATGTATTAGGGGTAGTCATTGTAAGAAGAGTGATTGCAGGATGATGCACAGTTTTTGTTCCCCTGTCCTCAATCTGTTTTTTTGTTAAAGAGATTGTAGATAATCCTGGGGCGTGCATCGTGCCCCCTAATAACCCCCACGCCTCCATTAATTGTGTGAGTGCATCAGCACTATTGGAATTCCCTGATTTTTTAATAGACTCAATCAACCTCCCAAATTCATCTATAATAGTAATATGTGTAGGGTGTTCTCGTGCTTCACTGAATACCCCAGATCCAGATGCATATTTAGACGGCCCCAGTAAAGAAATACAATCCGATTCTATCAGTATCTTCTCTATAATAGTTCTTGCATGCTCTTTTCCTGATGACGAGAGCCCCACATTCATGAAATACAGAGACGAATAATTATTCTGGTCTGTAACCCACCTACGACCCATTGCCACCGAGCCTAATGCAAGAGCGGCCTGCACTGCGAACTGTGGCTGTGTTTTAAATGCAGTTATCTCATAAAATTTAACAACTTCACCAAGTATTCCCGGAATCTTCAATAACCCAGGGGGAACTTCTAAATTAACAGGCAGAATATCCACAGCGTCTTCCTTATAATCATCTGTGGTCAATCCTGTGTCGGGTGATGATAAAAGATCCTCTGCAATTTTCCGTCCCTCTTCTTGGTCCCCCATAATATGATGTGCCGGATCATAATGACTGATAACAGTTAACAATGCATTTTTTATGGTCCGTTCTGCATAATCTTTCCTATCCGTCCATTTCTCTTTCCGGTATAATCCAGACCCACAAAAGATATTATAGATTTGATTATAATCTCTGGTATAAAATGCCATATGACAACACAATGCAGAATCAGCTTCCGACTGTGATTTATATCCAGACCAATTCCCCAAATATAATTTATTACTATTCGGGGAACCCAACAAAAAATCAATGATTTTACTATCTGTAAGCTCAATATGAGCTGCTTTAGGCATAACATATTTTTTAGGAGTTGATTTTTTCCTTAGATCATCAATCACAGACTGCAATTTATCTTCTGGGTTAACTGTAAACACTTGAGGATAAGACAATATCTTGGCCCTCCGGTGAGGTCTCTCTGGCAGGTCCTTGCCTTTCTGGACCAGGGTTCCCTCAAGTTTTGCAATCCTCGAAGCATTATAAACTACTGTGTCCACCTTCACGCGTTTATTTGAGAACGTCCTATGTAATGCATGTAATACCGATTTAATCAGGTCTCTTGATTCATTGGTATTTGGCATATCAATTGGGTATTTTAAGTGATAACCGTTGCCCGAATCGCTCTTTATGGGTTCACTGAAATGCATCTTTCCCAAGTAATCTGCCACCTGACAGAATACATCATACGCTACTCCTTTTTCTCCGTTTGTGGCTGATATGCCCTTTGACCTTTCAGGATCTATATCCACAAATAGCCACCGGCGGCGCGTTATATCGGAGTCCTTTGTGGCTATATTGCCTACCCGTAAGCGCCCCCTTTCAATAAATGAATCTGGAATTCCATTCAAGAGAATGTAGATGCCTTCAACTTTACCGCTAATCTCTTCCACATCTCTTGCTGCTATATTCTGATCGTTATAATATCCCGAATAAGCTCCGGTCTTGAACCCCGCGCGGATCTCAAATGTGTTTCCTATAGGAACAACCAACTTAATAGCGTCTGCACATTTCACTGTAGCCCCCAGCGTAGATACCTTTTTATTTTTTGAAAACATATAGTATATCACCTAATACTGCTTTTTTAGAAAACTAATTAATCGTCCCTAATCATGGTCGTTCCTCAAAATAATCAGACAGTTTTTTTACAGTAGTATATGACGCCCCCTTTTCTTTATGTTGTTTGATTTTCCAAACCGTCTGGAAGGTAAGCCCAGTCTCCCTGGCTATATGAGACAGATTCCGGTCACCCAATCTGCATCTGATCTCTTCTAATGATAACATAATGTATATTATGTGTTATGATTATATTAACGTTTCTTTGCAATACTGTAAACGCAAACATATATATATCAATCAACCAAACTATGTATTGTGAGAAAATCGAATAACAAAAACAACTCACACACAAAAACGAACGGAGAACTGAAACATGGCAATCGACCTAAAAAAACTCAAAAAAGAGAAAGACCATCCGCCTAGGATCTGTCTGCATGGATCTATGGGTTGTGGAAAATCCATGACGGCCACCTGCGCACCCGTCCCTATGTGGCTTAATTTGGAGAAAAGCGTATTGGCCCGGGATCTTGGAATAGGTAATCAGACACCATCATCATACCCAGAAGTAATGGAATATCTAACCGCGCTGTTAACACAGGAACATGAGTTCAAGAGTATTATAATAGATACACTTGACAGACTCGAAAAAATGATTACAGACTATGTCTGTGAAGTAAACGGATATGAAAATATCTCAAAAACCCCCTGGGGAGAAGGACTCACAGCGCGGACAAAAGAATGGCTAAAATTCTTTAATCTGCTGGATAGACTCAACACAGAAAAAGGAATGATTGTCATTGTGGTCTGTCATTCTGTTATTGTGGATATAGAAGATCCTGTATTACCTAAATATGGAAAACATACACTTAATCTATACAAACGGGATGCCCCCTATGTTACAGGATGGGTAGATCTGGTTGGATATTGTATGATTAAAACATTCACAACCACCGACGGAGAACGTAACCTGGCCATAACGGACAACGAACACATCATCTGTTGCCAGCCAAAGCCAGCCTATGACGCTAAGACGCGGTATGAAGATATCCCGGATGAAATCCCTATGGACTGGGGCATCCTGCTGAAATATATCTGTGCGAGCTGTGCACCAGTAAAGAAGAGCAAGAAGAAAACAACAGAAAACAAGGAGGAATAATTATGGCAATATTAGATTTTAACGCAGACACTGTGGAACCATCCAGTGGATTTGAAGTAATCCCTATTGGGGATTATAAAGCAGTGGTCACAGCAAGCGAAATGAAGGACACTAAGAAAGGTAATGGTAAATATCTTCAGCTGACTTATGATATCCTTGAAGGTAAATACAAAGGCAGGAAACTGTTTGATCGTCTTAATCTTAAAAACAGCAACCAGAAAACCGTTGAAATTGCACAGAGAGATTTAAGCGCTCTTTGTAGGGCTGTCGGCGTCATGCACCCACACGACTCAGGGGAATTACACAACAAACCATTTATCATCTCTTTAATCAACCAGGATCCAACAGCAGCCTATCCTAATCCAAGCAATGCAAATAAAAACAGAAAATCTATCAAGGGAGGCAACACTCTGAAAAACACTC